TGGTGTAGATTTGCAAATTATTTCTAAAATTCCTTCTGAAAGACTGTCTAGATTTTTATCAGTGAATTGGCATAAAACAGGAAAACCTAAAATTTCAAATTTAGATAAAAAGGGTAAAGTTGATTTAATTATAAATGTTTATAAAGATAAATTATTATCTTCTAAACAAGATTATGTTGAACGATTAGATAAAGAATTTAAAGATTTAAATTTAAGATATTTAGGAGCCAAAGAAGGAGATGATCCTGAAAGGGATGAGGAAATGAGGGGAGTTATAAACAGATGGAAAGAAATTGAACAGAAAGATATTGAAGGGATAAAAAGTAATTTTGGGCAGTGGGTGAGTGATAAAGTTAAACAATACAAATAATTAATTGATAATTCCGACACAATATAAACACAAAGACATAAACAAAATGGTCCAATTCGTTTTCTCTCCTCTCGATGAGAGTTTCAGAGTATCTTACCTAACTAATATGGTAGGATCAAACAACAACATCTCAATTTATGAGATAAAGAGCCAAGTAGGTACAGCACCATGGACACCTGGGGTATGTGCAGCAGGTCAGGCCGCAGGGTTGAATGATGAGTATATTGAAACAACAGTAACTGCATTGAATGCTAAGGCTGTTTCATTAGATTGGAACCTGAGGGCATATGCTGACCGGATGCCTGAGGCTATAGTAAATGAAAAGTTGGCTAACTTCTTGTCATTCAGTACAGGTATAGTAGGTGAACATGTAGTTATTAATACGGTGGCTAAAACAGTTACTATTACAGTACCTGCATTGACAGTAGTAACTGCATTGGCATGTACATTCAAGACCAACTTACTGACATCGATTAAAATAGGTGCAACTGCACAAGTAAGTGGGGTAACTCAGAACAATTTCACAGCACCTAAAACTTATCGTCTGTTAGCTAAGGATGGTGTTGCTTACAAAGATTACGTAGTAACCGTAACAGTATCAATATAATTATGAAGATATTTCGCACTAATCTGATTGGGTCACCATAAGATGCAGGATTACAAAGACGCAAAGGAAATTGACAGGGAAGTTGCTTTACTATCGATCCAGAAAAATCTGGCTTTAGAGAAGCAACTTTCTTCAAATGACCCTATAGATATATACAAGGCTCAAAGTTATTTGCAAGAGGTTGAAGCTAACAATAAAAAGAAGAAGGATATACGATCTTTCCTATTTGATCCATTTGAGGCATATTACAGCACTAATGGATATAAGCAACAACGTAAGAGGGTATCGTTTGATGTTTTGAAGAAGGTTGGTGACACTCCTATTGTGGGTAGTATCATCAATACTCGTATTTTCCAGATACAGAACTTCCTCCGGTTCACCGATGATAACAAGTCAGAGGGATATACAATAAGGAAGAAGAAAAGCCTGTTTGATAAGAAATCAAATGAGGCTAACGATGAAGAAAAGAAGAAGATTGAATACATAGTTAATTTCCTTGAGAATGGGGGATTAAAGTCAAAATGGGATATGAATGATGACCTACATGATTTTGTAAGAAAAATCATGCGAGATTCGTTGTCTTATGACCAATTGGCGGCAGAGTGCGAACGTAACAGGAGATTTGAACTTATAGGGTTCACAGCTATTGACGCAAGTACGATAAGGATATTGGAGACCATTGATCCACGCTTTAAAGAACAATCTAAACAAAAGTACGAGGAACGGTTCGGACAGCTACCTAGATATGCTCAGGTATATCAAAGTAATGTGATGATGAATCCTATTACTAAGGAACAGATAGTTTATTATCCGTGGGAGTTAATGTATGCTCAAAGGAATAAGGCCACTGCAATTGACAAGAATGGATACGGTACATCTGAGGTAGAGGTTCTATTAGATATCATCACATGGTCGCTGTGGGGAATGCAGTATAATGGTAATTTCTTTAAACAGGGATCAAATCCAAAAGGCTTCATAAATATAAAGGACGGTGGTGTCAATATGGATGTACTGAATGATTTCAGACAGACATGGAGGCAGATGATAGCTGGTGTAGCGAACAGCCACAAGCTACCAATTTTCAGTGGGATAGACTTAGAATGGATCGATTTACAGGGCACAAATAAAGATATGGAGTTCCAACAATGGATGGAATTTCTTATTATAATGCTCTGCAGCGTATTTACTATTGATCCTAGTGAATTGGGTTATCAGTTCCAGAAACAGGCTCAGATCTTTGGTCAGAGCGGTCAGAAGGAAAGAATCCAACACAGTAAGAAGAAAGGGTTGAAACCTCTCCTAATTTTCTTGGAAAAGGTATTGACAAAATGGATAGTATCAGAGATAGATTCAGAGTATGAGTTGGTATTTACCGGCATAGATAATCAGGATGAGATGGAGATAGTAGAGATGCAGAGTAAGAAATTGGCATCAGGTATGGTGTCACTAGAAGACGCATTCGCTATGGAGAATGGCCGTAAGTTTAATCCAAAGAAGGACACAATATTGAACCCAGCATGGATTCAATTAAAAGGTATGGATCAGTTCGGAGGAGAAGGTAGTAATGGTGCAGTAGATGAGATGACAGGTGAAGGAGGTGGAGCACCTAATCCATTTGCAGGATTTGATCAGGGTGTGCAAAAATCAATAGAATCAGATCCTTTTGTTAAGGAGTTACAAAATTATATAGATACTAACTTAAACTTACATTAATAGTATTTTGATAATTCAATAAATTATCTATAAATTGAAAACAATTAACCATAATTTTAAAGTAAGGGAATTTGTTTTAGGAGAGCAGGTTAATGCTGAGTTATTCAACGTAGAAGAGAACTTTAAAGAAATAAACACAACCCTAACACCTGAGACGACTGAAACTATTAAAACTAAGTTAGGTGTAGCAACAGAAACAGCGGATGGTTACCTGTCATATACTGATTGGGTTATATTTAATTTAAAACAGGCCGCATTAGGTTATACACCTGAAGATGCTAATAACAAAGATCAAGCATTAGGTTATGTAGGTTTAGATGCTGACGGGAAGATTAATCCTAGTCAATTACCTGCCCAAGCTATAACTAACACATTCGTAGTATCTAGTCAGGCTGAAATGCTTGCATTGAATGCAGCTGTAGGTGATGTAGCTATTAGGACAGATCAAAATAAGACATATATATTAAGAACATTACCACCAACAGTTTTAGCTAATTGGGCTGAATTACTATTCCCAACAAGTGATGTTACATCAGTATTTGGTCGTACGGCTGCAGTGACAGCACAATCAGGTGATTACACTACTGATCAGATCACAGAAACTGTTGATCATGTATTCCTAAGTACTGCACAGAAAACTGTAGTAGAAAATACTAGTGGCACAAATACAGGTGATGAAACAGCAACTCGAATTGCAGTAATAAATCATGGTTCAACTGAAAAGACTATATTACTTGATGCCGATGAAATAACAGGTCAGAATAGTGCTAATTCATTCTCACTAATAAGAACTACATGGGCTAATGTAAAGTCTTTTCTGAAGACCTATTTTGACACTATTTATGCATCTATAAGTTTATATGTCCCATATACAGGGGCTACAGGTAATGTTAATTTAGGGGCACATTCTTTAGGTACACCAGAAATAAAAACAAATACTACTGCCGCTGCAGATCTAATTATTACCACAGGTTTAGAAAAGACAATTGTATTTGCTACACCTACTTATCGTGATGAATACCCTGCTATGGTTATACCTGCAGGTGGAGCAGCAGCACCAGACGCAGTACCACACACCATAGGTTTAGTTAATAGGACTTTATATGGATTTGATGGGGCAGCAACACAAGAGATTTTATCGGGAAGTTTTGAGATACCTCATGATTATATGGTAGGTCAACCAATTGAGGTACACGTACATTGGAGGCCGTCTGCATCAAGTGTAGGTACAGTTGTTTGGTATTTTGATTATGAATATTCACCAGCTAATGGGGTACCAATACCACAGCCGTCAATATCAGTATCACACAATATAACATCTGATAGTCAATACAAACATTTTTTAGACACATTTGGTAATTTACCACAACCTACAACACCATTTAGTTTAGGTGGTAAGATAGGATTCAATATAAGGAGGACACCAACAGCAGACACATACGGGGCAGATGCTTTATTAGAGCAGGTTGCATTACACATACCATGTGACACAAATGGGTCACGCCAGATTTACGTGAAATAAAATTTTGATAAAATTGGATAGAATTTATTAACTTTATATCTTCAACGCAAACAAAAGATGGGAATTTACGAAGACATCCAAAAAGGCCAGGAACAAGCAAAAGATATGTTCCAAAAGGCATTACCTACTAATATCAACGAGGTAATAGAAGATATAAAGAAAGCCAAGGCTGCACAACTAGGAGAAGTACGTACCTGGAGCGGAGTAAAGATGCGTAAGGAGGCGAATGGTTGGGTGCCAGTAAAAGATGGCTCTAAAGGGAGCGGACAGGCCGAGGAAGGTAAAGAAGGTGGTGATGCACCACAGACAATTGAGGATGCTGCTAAATCTGCTTCAGAGACAGCACTCACTAATGCGACTAAGATGTCAAGTGACCCTAAGGTAAGGGAGGCTGCACACAAGGAATTGATGCGCAGGAAGTCAGAGGAGGCACAAGAGACGTTTAAAGCACCAGAAGGAGCCGAAGGTGGAGCAGGTAATGAATCAGAAGGAGATGCTAAGAAAATGATGGAATCAACTAGTAAATTGAGTAAAGAAAAAGGTACTGAAGGTCAATATCGTGGTAAATCTAAATCAGAAGAAGTTAAGAAAGAATCTGATAAATTACATGCTATAGCCGATGAATTAAAAGAGAAAGCAGATAAAGCTGAAGATGATTACGAATTAGGTAAAATTAATAAAAAACTATATTTACATTATCAAGAAAAATATGCTTCTGCTAGAAGTAAAGCATATGATGCACAAGAAAAAGAGGATGAAGAACAAGAAGAATCAGAAAATGAATACATGTCTGAAGGGGAGAAGAAAGGGTATGAGGCTCATAAGAAGCAAGAAGAAGCTAAAGAAAATTCTAAGAAGGCCGAAGCTAATGAAGAACAAAATAAAGAAGAGAAGAAGACAAAACCTGTTAAATTAGATATGAAAGATCTTAAGAAAGGTGAAGAATATTATATCCCTAGTTTTGATAAAATGGATTCAAGTGGAAGAGATGGAATGGTTGAATTTGTTGGAAATGAAAAAACTTTTGGTGGGGGTGAAAATCCTCATTTTAAAATTTTAAATGGAGATCAAAAAGGGCAAATTTATTATCTTACTAGTAGCGGTAGTGCTTATGATAAAAAGGATGCAGATATATTGAGAGAGGAACAAAAAAGTAAAGATAAAGAGAGAGAAGAGTTAAATAAACAAAGGGATCAGATAGCAAAAGAAAAATCAGATAAGGCTAAAGCAACTAGAGAAAAGAATAAATCAGAAGGTAAAGAAACAGTAAAGGCACCAACTGACCCTAAAGTTGAATCATATTCAAAGGGAATGCAGTCTTCTATTCAAAAATGGATGGATGCTTCAGAAAAGAATGGTGGAGATACTGACGTACCTGAGGGAGAAGATATACAGAATTATCTTGATCAGTTGATGGATATTGAAGATGGTGAAATGGGTCAATTAGGAGAAACAATTGGTGAGGCACTCTCCTATTTAGAACCAGGAGATAAAGAAGGGATGAAGTTTGTTATGAAAGTTATAAATAAGAAACTCAATAAATACAAAGGTAAATTACCTGAATTTAAAGAAGGTAAGAAGTAAACATCCGACACAACAAAGAAACAACACACAAGAAATGGAACTATACACATTAGGAGCAGGAACAATAAATGGAATTGATTACAAAGACAATCAATTCGTATTGACAACTGAGGGTAACAAGGTAAGAATAAGATTACAGGGGGAGAGTACGCCTTTTATAGAAACAGATTTAGCTAATCTATTAGACAGTTCAAATGCTGAATTTGCTACTATGGCTGCATTTGTCACCTATTGGAATGCTAATTTTGCTACAGGGGCAACACCTACAAGTGATATCACATTACCATTAGATGTAATGTCATCCTCCCATGGAGAGAAGAT